TAACCAGATCCTGTTGGAACCGTAACAGATGAAAATGTTACATATCTTCCGTCTAATAATCCATGTGCTGTTTTATTTACGGTAACCGTTGGAGATCCGGATGTTGCATCAAAATCAGCTCCTATAATACCATCATCTAAAGGACTGATATCAAAAAACTCACCTGCATAATATAAAAACAAACCTTGCGAGGTTCCTATTGCTACATATTTTTCACCATTTATAGCTGCAAAAGCATGTTGTGCTCTTGCTGCACCAGGCAATGTATTATTAGAGTTAGTAAGTTGTGACCATCCACCTATCTTTTCAGGTAGTCCGTATCTAAATCTAACAAAATCGCCATCTACCCATTGAGATTCAGCTCCTGAATCCGTAACCATTTTGTTAAAACCAGGCTTGAAATTTAATTTTTGTAGCATATAATACTTTATATATTAATTTTATAGAGAATGAAAGTATCATAATTATGGACCATTTAGAAGCAATTGTTGAATTAAAAAATGTATTACCTCCTGTTTTCATGGATAAATTAATCCCTTTAATAGAACACAAATGTAAAGAAAATTTAACAATTGGATATAATGTGGTGGATAAAAATATAAGAGATGTAAAAGGATACACTTTAGATTTTAATACTCCTACTAATTTATTTTATTTTAATATAATTAAAAAAGAAATCGAAAGATTTTTTATAAATTATCGTGGAAAATTTCCTAAAATGGTTTCTAATAAAATTAACCAAATTGATTTACTTAAATATAATGTTTCACAAAATTATAAAACTCATACGGATCAGTTTTCTAATTCACCAAGACATTTAAGCGTTATTTTAAATTTAAATGATGATTATGAAGGCGGAGATTTAATTTTTACAGATCAAAAAGAAAAAGAAATTAAAAAAATAAAATTAGGAAAAGGAACTATTATTTTTTTTCCTAGTAATTTTATGTATCCTCATAAAATTGAAACTATTACGAAAGGAACAAGGTATAGTATAGTTGCATGGCTGCTGTAAAATTTAAATTAATTAAGAATTTTTATTCTGTAAAAGAATTAAATATTCTTCAAAAATATTGTTATAATAGACTAGATCATGACAATGCATACGTATTTGATCCACAATCATTTTCACCTGCTTGGTACAATGATCCTTTAATGATAGTTTTTTTAGACAAAAAATTACCTTTAGTTGAAAAAGAATCTAATTTAAAATTATTTCCAACCTATACTTATTGGAGATATTATGTTTTTGGTGGCTCATTAGCTCAACATAAAGACAGACCTTCTAGTGAAGTATCCGTCACTGCATGTATAAAAAAATATGATAACTGGCCTTTAATTATAGAGGGTCAATCTTTTGAGCTAGAAGAAGGAGATGGTTTATTATATGCGGGATGTGATCAAGAACATGGGCGACCTGGTGTATATAAAGGTGAAGGTATGGCTCAACATTTTTTACATTATGTAAACCAAGATGGACCTCATAAAGATCACGCATATGATAAAATAACACAAAATATTTTAGACTAAGATGAAAAAAGGATTTTACATTACAATAAAAGATAATTTTTTTAATGAAAATATATTAAAAAAATTACAAGATAAACTCCCTACTTTAAATTATTCTTCTCAATATAATGCGATAAAAAATATAAACCATATTTGGTTTTCGTGTCCTGCGGAAGAAGATATTAAAGATATTATTAAAAATAAATGCGAAAAAATTTGGAATAAAAAATTTAAAATTCGTTTTTGTAGTTACACAATGTTAGCTACTGTTGAACCTGTAGTTCATTGTGATTTAAGTGAAGAATGTGATCATCAAATTATAATTTACATTAAAGGAAATACAAATTTACATAAAGGAACTGGATTTTATTTAAATAACGAATTGAATACACATATAGGTTTTAATGAAAATAGAGCTGTGTTTTGGCATTCTAATACTATGCATAGTCCTTTAAATTGGGCAGCCGATGATAAATCAAAAAGATATTCTATAATCTGTCAAATGAAAGAGATTAAATGACTAAGATAAAAGAAAAAACAAGTAATATAAATAATTTTATTGGAATATATGATAATTACATTCCTGAAGAAGAATGTAAAAAAACTATTCAGTTTTTTGAAAATCAAAATAAATTTAAAAAAACATTTGATAGAATTTCAACTGAAAATTCATCTGTTTTAGAAAAAAAAGATAGACATTTTTTTGCAGGGGCAGAAAATTTAAATGTATGGTGGCCTCAATTTAAAACTTTAATAGTAAATTTTGAAATAGCATGGAGAAACTATGTTAAAAATACAGGAGCTGAAGAGGCTTATAAAACTCCTTTTCATTTTACTACTTTAAAAATTCAAAAAACTTTACCCACAGAAGGATACCATCTTTGGCATTTAGAACATGGTGCAGGTTTTGATAATGAACCTAGAGCTTTTGTTTATTCAATTTATTTAAATGATGTTGAAGAAGGTGGTGAAACAGAATTTTTATATTTTTCAAAAAGAGTTAAACCTAAAAAAGGTAGAATAGTTATTTGGCCTGCAGGCTTCCCTTATGTACACAGAGGAAACCCTCCATTGTCTGGAGAAAAATATATTATGACTTCTTGGATGATGTTGAGAGGATAATCAGTGAAAAAAGTGTTAGGATTTAACATATCACATAACGTTTCGTGTGCTTATTTTGAAGATAATATTTTAAAAGAATATTATGAAGAAGATAGATTTAATAAAATTAAACATTTTAATCCTCCAAATCCTTTTTACGATGGAGACTATGATTATGAGATATTAAAAAAATTTAAAGATGTTATTTTTGATTGTGTTGTAATTGCTTCGTGGGATATGGGAAATATTTTAATTGAAAAACCTTATGTTGATAATGTGCTTAGACAACTTAAGTTTAAAGAAAGTAAATTTTATTTTAGAGAACATCATTTATTTCATGCTGTTTGTGGTTTTTATTTCAGCAAATTTAAAGAAGCTATTGCAATAACATGTGATGGAGGTGGTGAACGTTTTCCTGATGAAGCTAATCCTTATAGAGATAGAAATTTTCAAACTATGGAAGCAATTTTTAAAATAAATAAAAAAGAATTAAAATCTCTTTACAAACATTCTAGTAATATAAGACAATATCTTTTTAGAGATTATAAATATGAAGATAAGTTTAATTTTTTAAATGATGTAGAGTGGACATTAACAAATAGACCAATAGGGGGTTATAAATACCTTCACTATTTATATAAAGCAGGTTTTAAAACAAATGAAGAGGGACAAATGATGGGAATAGCTGCTTATAAAGATAAAGATACCACTTTAGATAAAAACATTTTACAAATAGCCAATGAAGCGCAGGAAGAAACTTTAAAAGATAGAATTGAATTAATTGAAAAAGCAATGACATATAGCGATTGTAAAAACATTATTTTATCTGGTGGATATCATTTAAATTGTTCAAACAATTTTAAACTTGTAAAACATTTTCCTAAATTAAAATTTTTTGTAGACCCAATACCTTATGATGGAGGAATAGCTGTAGGAGCGGCTTTTTATTATGTTCAAAATTATAAAAAACAGTTCTGAAGCAGTTGATCTCTTATTACAACAAGAATTAGTTGTAATATTTCAAGGTCACTCGGAATGGGGGGCGAGAGCTTTAGGTAATCGCTCTATGTTATTTGATCCACGTAATCCAAAAGCAAAAGAAATTGTAAATAAAATAAAAGGTAGACAGTGGTGGAGGCCTACTGCAGCTACAATATTATACGAACACAAAGATGAATACTTAGAAATGCATGGATTAGATGAATCACCTTACATGACATTTGCAATTGATGCTAAACAAAAAGCAATAGATGAGGTTCCAGCGTGCGTACATGCAGATAATACTTGTAGATTTCAAACTTTAAAAAGAGAACAAAATAATAATTATTATGATCTTATAAAATTATTTTATGAAAAAACAGGAGTTCCGTTATTATTAAATACTTCTTTTAATTTGAAAGGTTATCCAATAGTTGAAAGTTTTGACGATGCTTTATTAACCTTACAAATAAGTAAAATTAAATATTTATATACACCCTAACTACTATAACTTGTAGGTCTTGCACCTAATCTAGTAATCTTTTCAGATTCAGTTTCACCTTCAACATTATCGCCGTCCCAATTAGACTGTAATTGAGCTAAATGAGCTGAATCCCATTTTGAAATAAATTGACTTGAAAAATCTCCTAAATTAGCTGCTGTCCATGTAGCATGAGGAGTATCGTCTCTGTATTCTACTGTATCGCTGTAGTCATGATTATCCGCTTTATATTGAATTGCCCAAATGTTTGACCATTTAGAATCGTTCCAAAAAGAATCTTGACCTGTTATAACATAAGAACCTGCACCATCACCGATTTGTTTGATGATCATTTTGTCTTCAAATACTACTGTCCATGTTGCGTTTGTTGTCATAATTTTTCCTACGTTTTAATAATATAAATAATTGTTAAATAAGGTTGAACAACTGAAGTTGCATCACCAGAAAAAGTTGCACTCATGTTGTGGGAGTGTCCACTGCCTGATCCTGCGTTTCCAGTATTAGTTGGGTTATAAAAGAAACTACCAGTAGAAGCAGGGTTACTGACAGGTGATACCTTTGTATTACCTCCACCTGAATGTGAGTGAGAAGCAAGTTGTGCAGTTGATAATGTAGCATTCGCAGTTGAACCACCAACGTTTCCAGTTGAAGTAACTGTGTTTGCTCCACCAGTTGACGCTAAAGCTTTTGTCCCTGATTTTCCAACTGCTACGTTATCTTGTAAGTCAGGTAATCCAAAAGTAGTTGAACCATCTCCGGATCCGTAAGTTGTACCTATGACTCCAAATAAATCTGCATAAGTGGTTCTTGAAACGTTTGATCCATCACACTCTAAAAAACCTGATGGTAAAGATGAATCTGTCCATGGCACAATTGTTCCTGTAGGAATTCCTTCAACACCTATAAAAGCACCATTATTAATTACTGTAGTTCCACCTGATACAATAGCCATTATTTATCTCCTTCTATCTTAGATAAATTAATTTTAAATTTTTCTCCCGATATATTATTTATCATAAATATATCATTTTTACCTTCCTGTAAAGTCCAATTTCCTTTAGTTCCATCGACTATATTACCTTTTTCTTTAAATTTGTTGGATAGATGTAAGTCTCCTGTATATATATTTCTCCAAACATTTCCCGAAGCTCCTAGATCATAAGTGTCATTAGCACCAGGAACAAGATGTCCTGTAGCTGTTACACCACCAACTGAACTAAGTCCTTCTACAACGTTTGTTCCATCAGAATAAAGAACTTTAGTTCCTTTATCAGTCGCTGTCCAAGTCACTCCTGTTCCAGAAGTAGTTTTAAAT